TGCCAAATCAAAATTTGGATTTTGCTGCTTGAGCGCCCGGGCTCCCTTTGGCAGCACCTCCTGTGGCATCTTTTATGTCAGAGAAAATACTCATACTTTTAACTCGTGCTCTGTAAGTATCTTAAATTGCATACGACGGTCTTTACAATACTCAATCGCTGCTTTCCATTTTGCCTCATTTACACAATAGGTCTTAACTTCTGTCAGATACCTTCTTTGTAACTCTGCGTTGTTTTTTGGGAGGTGACGTCTGCTTATGAGGCTTGACCTCAATGACAAACTTCTCTGTCCTCCCAGTTTTAGTCCTTGCTCTGACATAAAAGTCTGGGAAATAGCGATGAACCCGCCTATCGACAGGACTGATATAAGGTATAACGATTTCTTCACTGCCCCACTCTATTACATTTTCGTTTCTGTCGCACCAGACCATAAATTTTCTTTCCCATAAACTCCTATAAATAATATTAGTCGGGTCTCCTTTGTATTTGAATCTGTTGGTTGGTTTGTATTTTCCCGAATAAGACATAAATAACAAAATGGCAGTAGGTACTTGGGACAATCCTTATGGAAGCGAGCTAGGCGGGGGTGAAACCCTTGTGTTCCCTCGTAGTAAACCCTACGGTGCTAATTCAACAGGTGCACAAGACTCAATATCCAAAGATAAAAGAAAAGGCACTGAGGTAGTAGACTACCTTAAGATTACTATTTATGACCCCAAAGAAGGTGCTAACAGTAGTTATAACTACATCAAAGAGAATCACGTAAATACCGATACAGTTAAGAAGAGTATATATCTATATTTACCAAATAAACTAAGAGAAGGATATCAAGCAAAATATAATGGTGTGAAGTTAGGACCTTTAGGTGGAGAAGCACTATCTGGTGTAGCTGGTCAGATGGGTGAGGGAGGTCTAGACGCAGACAGTTTAAAAGAATCGATTAAAGATATAGCAGAAGCTGCACTACCCACTGCAGGATTCAATCTTGGTGCTAATGCTATCAACGAAGTCTTGAAAAGAGCTGGTGGTGGCGGTGTAACAGGACAAAACCTAGCAGCACTAGCAACAGGAAAGGTATTTAACCCATATGAAGAAACTGTGTTTCAAGGTATGGAGTTTAGAGACCATAAGTTTGACTTTATGTTTGCACCTAAGAGTCAATCTGACGTAGAGACCATTGTAGATATAATAGAGACATTTCGTGTTTCTATGCTCCCAGGTAGGGATGGAGACCACTGGTTGACTATACCTGATTACTTTAGAGTGGAAATCGTAAGATTGGTAAGTAATGAGGAAGAGGAGACATTATATCCTACAACTGGTGCAGTTACTAAAGGTGTATTGCAGAAAATTATGCAATTCCCATCAAAAATGATATTAGCAAACATGGACGTTGACTTAGCACCATACGGACCTTATGCATCTTTGAAATCAGTTGGTGGTGATGACACATACGACTTCGGTCCTGTTGCATATAGAATGAGTTTATCATTCAAGGAGACATCTCTTCTTACTCGCGAGAGTTATGGATATGACCCTAAGGGTAATAAAACTACCACATATGGAGGATAGTAATGAGTAATTATTTTTCATACCTACCAGATGTATTTGTAAGGACGTCAACTTATCGTCAAAATAATGTTGACCCATTTATAAAGACAAAAAATCTATTTCGTAGAGTTAAAGTAAGAGAAGATATAGAAGGTCTTGTTACTGGATTTACTCAATATACCATAGTAAATAACGAAAGACCTGATAACGTAAGTGAGAAGTTTTATAGCGACCCTCAATATGATTGGGTTGTATTGATGACAAACAATATTACTAACATATATGATGAATGGCCTATGACAGAGGATGAATTATACAATTATTGTGTTTCTACATATTCCAGTCCAGAGGATATTCACCATTATGAAACTTTTGAAGTTAAAGACACTAAAGGTAATACCGTATTAAGAGCGGGACTAACAATACCTCCTAATTTTACATATAGACGTCCTGATGGCACAACAGTTGCAACTGATGACTTAGTCCATCCAATTACTAACTATGAGTATGAAAATGCTAAAAATGACTTTAAACGTAATATCTACATTTTACGCAAACCATATCTAACTACATTCTTAGAAGAATTCCAGACACTTGTCGAATATGAAGATTCTAGAGAAGTTGATAGTAATACAGGTGTTAAGAAGACTACTGATGCAATCAAAGAAAACTTCATTCCTGTTAAACCTACATATTCCACAAATATCGGTCAAACCTCATCTGTTGACTTTGCAGTGCAACAAGACTTTGGAAATATTACAGTTGATACCTCAGGTGCAACTATTGAGGAAGGACAGCAACTTGCTGACGGTAGCACAACGGTAACAACCACTGAAAGCAGTACATCAACAAACGCTGCTTCCAGTAATACAGCGATTACAGAAACAGCGTCTAATACTACAGATTCTTCTTCATCATCTTCCAGTAGCAGTAGTAGTGGAAGTAGCGGAAGTAGTGGGTCTAGCGGTGGTTATGGCGGTTATTAAGTTTTCTTGGTAAGTAAAATATACAATAAGATAACACCCAAAATGCAATCACAAAAAGCAAGTGCATTAATCTGTAGGAGTTTACTATTAATCCTAGTGTTACGAGAGCTATCCAAGTGTAATCTAGAGTGCCATGAAGACGATACCATAGATTCTCACCTAACTTTTTAATTACCTTCTTTCTTAGTTTATCGAAGAAAGGAGATACATGTCTCATCATAACAAAACCCTCATTTAATACCATGAGGGTGAATCCAATCCAAAAAATCATATTCCGTTCCAGAATGTATCTGTTGGTGTTGCCATATTTCTCGATATAAAATATAAACCTACATTACATGCAAACCAATAAAGATTGGTTACCCATGCTTGTCTCCAACAATACTTTCTATTAGTTTGGACTATATAATTGTTTCTCTCATTCATAGATGCGTCAACAGATAAAGGTCTAAACTTAAGAATCTGCTCTAGCACCAATGAGATAACAAAACCGATTGCAAAGATGTAGAATAACAGGTTTAATAACCCTGCCATTGAAAATAGGAATGATAGCATTAATACCTCTCAGGAATTTTACCGTAGTCTGGTTTATGGTCTTTAAACTTATCATGATTACCGTCCCCAGGCATCTTGCCATAAGCAACATATTCTATTGCTTGCATTGACCCTTCTAGACGTTTTAAGTCATTTTCGTTTTTAACATATTCATCATATGCTGCTTTCAACTCTGAATTTCTTGCTGAGAGTTGCATTGTGCGTTTTGTAAAACGCTGAATTAATTGCTCGTAGTTTTCTACAGTTTTAGTCACGTTGTCTCCAATCATCAGGTTTTTTGCGGTTAAACCAGTCACCAATATCGTCGGCACTGTCGAACCCTGTCCTCTGGTCAGATGGGTCGGGTTCGCCTAATCCCATCTTATTCAGAAAATCATCTGTGTTACCATCCCTTATATCAGGATTTGCTGCTTTCTGACGTGCTTGTCTCATCCACGTTGCAGCAGTAGTATGTTTCTGTGCTAATTTTTGTGCCCATATCATCTCTGTCAAATCTACTTCTTTTCCTTGAGCAATAAGTTTGCAGACTTTTTCAAGTCGCAAGCGATATTGGGTTGATAGCATTTTAACTCTATTTTAGTTTTGCATTCAATTCACTAACTTTCTCGAATTCTGCTTTTGCAGCATCTGAGCGAGTTTGTAGAATATCATGTATATCAGCAAGAATGACTTCATTCTCGACATACTCGTCAAAGTATTTATCGAGCGATTCTTTAAGATAGCGATATCTATGCCATTCTGGTGAATACGGTTTGTAGTGTGTCATGATAATTTTATGAAAAACCCTACAGGGCAATTTTTGCCCCGAGTTTTTTTTCGACCTTTTTTGAAACTGAAAGTGAAATAATATATGAGGTCATCTTCTACAATCAGTAGGTACTTTCTTTATAGTAGTGCGGACGTTGTAGTGTCCGCTTATCCAATGCCCATCATACCAGTAGCCTGGTATCCATATCTTTTCTTTGAAAAGTTTTTCTTTCCAACAGCTTCGATGAGGTCCGTAATGAGGACCGTGATGGTGATGATGCCCCTCGAAATAATGCACCTCATGATGATAATGGTTGCCATACTCGACAAATGGCTCCCAGAATTCCTTCCAAGTAAGTGCCTCTGCTGCGGGTGCAACAGTTAGAGATGCGAGTAGAGCAACCAGTATTTTCATTAGTCGTTTTCAGCTAGTGATGCAAAGTAATCAAGGTCAGGACTACTAGGAGTCTGACTTAACTCTTTTACTTTATCACCAAATCCACTTGGTGTGGAAGTTTGTGTGACAGTTTCTTCAGCGTACACTGCTTCTGTTTCTTCACCGTCAAATGAGCGAACTGTAGCACGAGCAGACTTATTCAACACAGTGTTGAGTCTCTCTTCTAGTTGCTCATATGATTTAAAGTTGGCAGGGTCAGTAAACTCTTTTAGAGAGTGTTGTGACTTCCAAATTTCTTCTAACTTAGCGTCATCAAATCCTCCTAGAGGAGAGACAGGTGCGAAGTCAGACTTATCATAATTCCAATACCCACCGATGGTTTGTATCTTGATACGGAAGTCCGCACCTTTCCACATATCAAATGGGTTGATAGGTTCTTCATCCTCGAATTGAGGTTGCATAGAACTCACAATCTTATCATGAATCTTCTTGCCATACTTGTATAGGAAGACCTTTCCTTCATTATCTGGGTTGAGTTGGTCTTTAACAACATAGATGTTGCTGTAGTAGGAGAGTTTCCTCTTCTGTTTACGAGCAGTCTCTTTGTCTTGGTCTAGACCAGAATTCCAAAGGGTGCGATTCAATTCACCAACAGGGTCTTTTTGTCCCAATGTAGTGAGTGAATTCTCAATATACCAACCGCCTGCACCTTGGAATGCGTGACTCCAAACTTGTGCCCATGGTAGGTCTTCACCATCTGGCTCAGGAAGGAATCGAATTATTGCATATCCGTTTCCAGACTTATCGACCCCAGGTTTCCAGAGTCTTTCATCAGGTCCTGCGCCCTGAGGTTTAGACATCT